TGCCAATTACCTTAAATTAGATGCTTCCAATGACCCAATTACAGGAGACCTTGATATAGTAGGAACTACAAAGTTGGGAGATGGTACGACTAATTATGCGGAATTTGCGGCAGATGGAGAATTAAATTTGGTGGGAACAGCAAGAGTAATTAGGGATTTGTGGATAGACGCTTCAGGAATAAAAGCCCCTGGAGCAAAGCCAGCAGCAGAAATTTCTTTTGGGGCGTTGGAAACGGTTGCTTGGGAATTTTCTGATGAAGGAGTTGCTGCTAATCAAGAAAGTGCCAGCTGGAGAATTGCAATTCCCTTTGATATGGACAGAACCGTAGAGCCAATGGTAAGAGTTGGTTGGAGTTCTGCCTCAACAGGGGATTGCAAGTGGCAATTAAAATATAGATGGTTTTCTGAAGATGAGGACTTAACTCAAGACGGAGAGGAAATTCTAACTGTTATTGATGCCGCTTCTGCTACTGCAAATGGCTTGGTAATTACGCCAATTACAGGAATAAATGTTCCAAGCGATACTGATGCCACAATAGCTTTTAAACTTACAAGGCTTTCTGCCGATACCGCAGATACTATTAGCGATACGGTAGAGCTTCACGGTGTTTGCTTCAATTATACAAGTAATAAACTTGGTGAACCAACTTAAAAATCAATAAACCAAATAAAAGAATTAAAGGTCAAAAACTAAATAAATCTATGGAAGAAAAACTCACAACAAAGGCGTTTGTTAAGAAAGACAAAGGCAAGTTAATTGCAGTTGCGTCAGAGGAAGTAGAAGACAGAGAGGGAGAGAAGCTATCTGTTGATGGATGGGATTTGAGGGCTTTTAAGAAAAACCCCGTTTTGCTGTGGGGACATAATCCCCAAGAACCAGCGGTTGGAAGAGCAGAGAATATAAGGCGAAAAGTGATAGATGGAGTTAAAAAACTTGTATTTGAGCCAGTATTTCACGGACTTTCAGAAAAATCAGCGTTGCTGGATAAGTTGTATAATGCAGACCCCCCAGTATTAACATCATTCTCAGTTGGCTTTTTGCCAAAAGAGAAAGAGGGAAATAAATTTACAAAGCAAGAACTTTTAGAGATTTCTTGTGTAAATGTTCCAGCATTAGCTTCAGCAACGGTTATATCAAGAATGAAGGCAATGGGCTTAAACGAAAAAGACATAGAGCTTTTAACAAAGCCATATCCCAACGAACATTCTTGCAGATTAGAAAGTCCATCAAAATACGATAAATTTAGAAGAGAAAAATGTGCCGCAAAGAAAAACGGAAAATGCATTGATTTTATTTATGGAATTAAGAGCGGCAAATCAGAACTGCAGGCAATGAGATTTAATAAAGAAATTTGGGATACTGAGGCTGCACGTTCTTATTGTAAGGAAAAAGGAGGAACGTTTGAGGCAGCCGCTGGCAGGGCAAATATAAAACCTTCAAAAACCAAGATAACCAATAAAAAGGAAGCAAAGAAATCCCCAACTTCGCCGAAGGGTGAAAAAGGGGTAGTTTCGAAAGGGAAGCAGGGCGAAACTAAAGGTCGTAAATCTCAAATGGGTGAGCCACGAGACTATGTGGTTATTGCACAAAAGGCACTTGAAAAATGTTTTCAAGAGCCTGCAAAATCTCGCCAATTTGAGAAAATCGCCTACAGGGCTATTGAGAAATCTTTAATAGAATTCAAGACCCATGGAAGGAGAAAAGAAAGAGAAGAAAGAAGTTAAAAGAGACAAGAAAGAAGAGCTGGACGAGATGGCAGAACGCTTTGCTAAAAAATTCAAGGAAGCAACGGGATTAGACAAGCTTCTAAATAGGAGCGAATATCCCAAGGTCCTTGAAGAAAAAGCAAAGAAAGACTCTCGTTTAGCCAAAATTCTTGTTGGAGGGGTTGAAAAAAACAAAAAAGATTTGACCAGTAATGAAAAGGCTCTCCTGTGGTTTGGTGCTATCTTGAGAGATGATAAGAAAATGCAAAAAGCTCTGTCAGAAGGAACAGCCGCTGATGGTGGCTATCTTTTCCCTGACGAGTTTAGAGCAGAACTTATCAAAGAAATTGAGGCACAACCCAGAATGAGAAGTCTTGTTAGGGTTTTGCCAATGAAAAGGGATGTTATGAACATTCCTGGATTGGCATCTGGACCCCAGGTTTACTGGACGGAGGAAAATGCAATAAAATCTACTACAACCCTTCACTTCACAGAGCATACACTTACAGCTCATAAGATAGCTGCAATTCTGTATGCATCAGATGAGTTAATTGAAGACTCAACTGAAATTGACGTTCTCTCTGTTGTGAGGTCAACATTTGCAGAGAAGATTGGTGATTTTGAAGACAAGTATATCATACAGGGAAGTGGAACTAACCAGATTACTGGTTTGAATAATTGTTCAATTCCCACTGTAACCTGTAGTGGTAATCTTGACTTCAATGATATCATCAATCTGATCTATAATCTTCCTTCACAATATAGAAGCGGTGCAAGCTTCTTGGTTCACAATACTAATATTGCTGAACTAAGGAAGATTACTGACTCAAATGGCAGATATCTCTGGCAAGAGCCAGTGAGTCAAGGACAACCAGCAACAATCTACGGTTATCCTGTTTATGAGATGAACCATCTTTCAGAAAGCCAAATTTACTTTGGTAACTTCAAGCTTGGTTACATTCTCGGAGACAGGAAGAGAATGACCGTTGAAACTACACGAACATCAGAGACTGCTTGGACAAGAGACCAAGTCTCAATTCGTATAGTTGAAAGGATTGCTGGTAACTGCGTATTGACCAACGCAATGAGAGAATTAGTTTCAATTCCGTAGTAGGATAGAAATTTCTTAACAAAATTGATTAAGGGGGCAATTACTTCCCTTGTTGTCCCTAAAATCAATTTAAAACTATGCAAAATATTAGGTTTTTAAAAGATTACAAAAATTACAAAAAGGGCAAATGTTATTGTGTTTCAAACAACACAGCGGCTTCTTTAATACAAAAGGAGATAGCTGTTTTGTCAACCACTCCCCTCCCCTCCTCCACTGAAAAAAAACATAAAATGATGACACCCAGGCGGGGTAGGGGATATGGAAAGCCAAAAACAAGATATAGGACAAAATAGTCTGAAATAGCCGTATTTGGCTCATATTTGCCCCACAACGCATTTAAATTGAAAAGTTGATGTATGGCCTATACTACAACACAAAAGGTCAAGGACTACCTTCAAATAGATAATTTTACCCACTCGCGAACAGCGACGGCGATTTCTGATTGGATTAATGCGGTTGAGGAATGGATAGATAATTATTGCGGAAGAACATTTAAAAGTGAGACAACAACAAAACTATACGATGGAAATGGAAAGTCCCAACTTATAACTGATGATTTTACAACGTTGACAAGTATAGAAATTTTAGATGAAGACGGAAATGTTGAAGATTCTACTTCGGATTCAACTGATTGGTTTACAATTCCTGCCAATGAAAAGCCCAAGACAGCAGTTAAATTAAATCCAAGGGGTCAATCAATGAGAACGATATTTCCGGTTGGGACACAGAATATAAAACTTCACGGAGATTTTGGTTATGAGTCAAGCGTTCCAAAGGCGGTTGAAATGGCAGCAACAATGTTGGTGGCAGAATTAGTTAAAAACCACGACCAGCAGGCAGGAGACGTAAAATCAGAGTCATTAGGAGATTATTCTGTAACTTATGCAGATATAGATAAAATAGCAACAGAGCTAAACGCAACAAAGCTCTTGGAGCAATTTAAAAGAGCTTGGGTATAAAGCAATATGTCTTTTAAAAAACTGCTTGGAGAATCAGTAACAGTATTAAGAATGACTGCTGTCAGCGGAGACAAGACAAAATTTCTTACGCTGACAACCACGCTTAATGCCCATCGAAGAATCGTAGATCCCCAAAAATCATTAGAGCTTGGCGGCTCTGTTGGTAAAATGTTTAAATTTTATTTTGAAGAAGGTGCTGATATTGCAGATGGAGATATTTTAATAGACGAATCAGATGGCACAAGATATCAGATAACAGCGGGTGGTGTTGATTTAATAGATAATATTGGGGGTACTGGCGTAAGGCATATTGAGGCACTTGCCAAAAAACTTGATTAAATATGTTTAGAGCAAAAGTAGACTTAAAACAAATAAAAGGATTTCAAAAGGCATTATTGGCTGCTCCAATGGATTTAAAGAAAGAGCTACAAAAAGCTATTGCAAAATCAACAATGAAAGTGGAGCAGAAAACAAAGCCCATTACACCATATGATACGGGAAGATTAAGGGCAAGTATAAGAAGCTATTTGGCTCCCAATATTGGAAAGATATTTCCTACTGTGGATTATGCAATATTCGTTCATGAGGGTACGAGCAAGTGGCCACTATCAAAACCACCAAAAGCGGCAGGAACAGTAAGGCAATTCTTAAAAGTGGGGCTTGAAAAATCAGAAAGAGATATACAAACATATTTTGAGCAAGCAATAGAAAATACCTGGAATAAGGTAATAGCAAAAACAAATATATATAAAAGATTATAAAGTATGGCAATAGAAGTATTAAGAGACCACATTAAAACAATGTTGCAGACAGAGACAGATATTCAGGAGGTTCATGATTATCCAACAATTGACTTTAATGGCTATCCTGCCGCGGTAATTCGTTTTAGTGGCAATGAATCAGATTATGAGACAACAGCACATAATGAAAGGCATTATGTTTTTGAGATTTACATTGTGCAGGAGTCAGAATCGGCGTTGACCAATAGAAGACAAGCAAGAAGAAAAATAGAGAGCTTATGTGAAAAGATTTTAATGCTATTTGATGATGATGAGTATATGTCAGGAGTGGGATTGGGGTCGGATTATACCCTACTTGCCACAATACCGGTGGTTTCAGAAATTGAAGATTTAGAAAAACACGTAGCAGCAAAGATTACAGTAACGGTGAGAATATCAGTAAATATCACCACCTAAAGGTCGTTTAAAGGTCGTTTTTTAAAAAAAACAAATTAAAAATTTATGGCAAATCCATTTATAGGTAGAAAAATAGACGTAGGAATCGCTAAAGAGTCTTCAAGGGGAACTTGTGCGAGTGCTTCAGATTATATCTGGATTCCTTATGGAAATTTAAGCTTTCAGGAGAAAGTAGATAAGGTAATGTCAGAACAGGCAGTATCCCACATAGCACAACACACAACAGCAGTTGTGTCAGATGCTTATGCAGAAGGAGAGCTGTCGGGAGAGGTTTTTTCAGGGTCATTGGGGTTGTTATTGTTAAATATTTTTGGAAGCGTATCATCGTCATCTTATGCAACATCAGCATATGAGCATACTTTTACGCTTGACAATAACAATCTTCACGATTCCCTTTCAATTGCTTACAAGGACGAGAGAGATTTATGCTTTGCAAATGCAATGCTTTCAAATCTTCAGATTGAAGTAACGCCAGGAGATACTGTAAAATTTACAGCTGGAATTCAGTCTTTGTATCCTTCAGACCATGCTTCTTGGACATCAGATTATTCAAAGATAGAGCACAGATTTAGAGGAAGAGATTTGCACTTTAGGATTGCAGCGAATTCTGGAGACCTTGATTCGGCTTCAGATATTTCAGTTAAATCATTTACGCTGAATTTCATTCAGGACTTGGTAAGAGACAATCCTTGTGGAACGCTTGGAGCAGAAGATATCTACAATACAATCTGGAGAGTTGAGATGGAGGCAGTATTGAATTTTGAAGACGAAACCTATCTCGATTATGCTCACAACAACACACAGAGAGCAGTAAGGTTTGAATTGGAGAATCAGGATGTTACGATTGGAGACGGAACAGGAAACCCGAGTTTTAGGATTGATTTTCCAAAGGTCGGATTTAACGCGTGGGAGAGAAGCAGTGATTTAGATGATATTGTGTCACAGACGCTTAGTATGGAAGCGTTCTATGACTTAAATACATCTAAAATTGTTTCAAGCTGCTACCTACGCAATGAAACAGCGTCCTACTAATATGGTTCCAAAGACAAAAACAATTAAAACTCCAGTTGAGGGGAAGGAAGTTGAGATTAAAGCTTATTTTACTGGCAGAGAAAAATTGGACATGATGAAGGCTGGTGATGATGTGGAGAAAATTATTAAAGCATCTGTTGTGTCGGTTAATGGCGAAAAAGAAAATGCAATAGATAAATTCTTGGCAATGCACGGCAAGGATTTTGATTTTGTAGTAAATGAGATTAACAAAGTAGCACAGGAATCTTCTATTTTAGAAAAAAAAAAGAAGTAGAAGCTGAATATTGGGCATTATTAAGGCATGGCAAGGGTAAGGTTTCGCAACTTACAGAAGCTATAATTTTGTGCGATGAAATGAAATGGACTTGGGACGAATATCTTGATCAGCCAGAATGGTTCATAGATTTAATTTCAATGAAAAGACGGCTTGATGCCGCACATCAAGAAATATGCCAGAAACAAAACTTACAGCAATCGTCCAAGTAAGAGACAGGGCAACATCAATGTTGTCCCGTCTTGGTGGTGGATTTAAGGCACTGGGCATAGCAGCCGCAGGAGCTGCTGTTGCTATTGGCACAAAAGCAGTTCAAGAGGCCGCCAAGTTTGAGAAATCAATGGCCAATGTAAATACCCTTTTAAATGATAAAACAAATAAAAGTATAAATTATTTAAAAAAGGGATTACTTGATATTGCTGAGACTGTTCCTATTTCCATTGATGAATTGTCAGAGGGTCTATATTATCTTGTATCTGCGGGCAAAAAGGGAGAAGAAGCATTGATAGGCCTTGAAACAGCAGCAAAGTTGGCAACGGCAGGCAATACAGATTTAGCCACTGCAACAAGGGCACTAATTTCATTTACAAGGGGTTATGGCAAGGAAAGTATAAAATCATCTAAAGCCGCTGATTTGTTATTTAGAATAAATGAAAAGGGCGTTACTACATTTCAGGAAATAGCAGATTCTATTGGTGGTGTAACTCCAATGGCCAAATTACTTGGAATAACTCAACAAGAGTTGGCGGCCGGAATGACAACGCTTGTAGGAACAACTGGCAATGCTGATGAGGTTGCTACACAATTAAGAGCCACATATCAAGGATTATTAAAACCAAGCAAAGCCCTAAAGGGAGTATTAAAAGATCTTGGAGTGGAAACAGCAGAGACCCTTATAAAACAAAAAGGATTTGGTGGGGCATTAAAGGCAATTGAAAAACAGGCCCAAAAGAGCAATGTTCCATTAAAAGACTTATTTAACAATCAAAGAGCAATGAGGGGTGTGATGCCGTTGCTTACGACCCTTTCTGATGAATTTAATAGAAATCTTGATAGAATGGCAGAGAGCAGTGGATCAGTTAATAGGGCATTTGAAAAACAAAGGCGAACAACAGAAGCCCAATTTCAGATGTTAAAAAATAAACTTGGAAGAACATTGATAGAGCTTGGCAATAAAATACTCCCCTACCTTGTGAGGGCAATGGAAATGGAAAGAAGAAATTGGGACAAAATAGATATGGCAATAAATATAGTTATTGGAACAATAAGACTTGCAAAGAACACATTTAAAGCAGTTACGAACTATATTGCCAATGTTATATCTGGTCCCATAAGGGCATTTTATAAATTGAAATCAGGAATTGCAGATGCAAGGTTGGCAATGACGATAATGGGTAAATTTTTC